ATGGCCGGAACGGGGGAGGGCGCGCGGTGGACGCAGGCGCGGCGACGGCAATTCCTGGAGGCGTTGGCGGTCAGTGCCGATGCGGGCGTGGCGGCGCGGGCGGTGGGAGAGACGCTCGCGTCGTCACGTTCGCTCCGGCGGCGTGACCGGGCCTTTGGCGAGGCTTGGGACGCGGCGATCGGTGCGGCACATGCGCTGGTCGAGGAAGGACTGCTGCGCCGGATGCTCGCCCTGTTGGCGGTCGGGGCCAAGGATGGGGATGGCGAGGGGGGTGGAGAGGCCGGTGTGGGGATCGCCGGCCTCTCCATCACGCCGCCGTTCCTGGCGACCGAGGTGCAACTTTATCTGAAGCTGCTCGCGCGCCGTGATGCGCTGGCCGATGCCGGTGACGGGGCAAGCGAGGCGGCACGGGCAAGCGCGGCGGAAACCGATGCGGCGCTGGAACGCGCGCTCGACGGGCTGGCGCGGCGGCGGTTGAAGGGGATGGCGTGATGGCGAGAGAGGATGCGACGACGCGGCTCGCCACGCTGGCGATGCTGGAACCGGAGGCGCGGGGGCAGGCGCTGGCGGCGCTGACCCCGGCGCAGAAGCGCGAGCTGGTCGAGCGATGGGAATTATGGGCGCATGACGGACAGATCGCGCCGCCGGGCGACTGGCGGGTCTGGCTGATCCGGGCGGGGCGCGGCTTCGGCAAGACGCGGGCGGGGGCGGAGTGGGTGAGTGCGCTCGCCCGTGACAATCCGGGTGCGCGGATCGCACTGATGGGGGCGACCCTTCGCGATGTCGAGCGGGTGATGGTGCGCGGCGAAAGCGGCCTGCTGGCGGTGGCGCGCAAGAGCGAGACGCCGCGCTGGATCGGCAGCCTGGGGCAGGTGCATTTCGCATCCGGCGCAATCGGCTTCGCCTATTCGGCGGCGGCGCCCGAGGCTCTGCGCGGGCCGCAGCATCATGCGGCGTGGTGCGACGAACTGGGCAAATGGAAGGGGGAGGCCGGATGGGACAATCTGATGATGACGCTCCGGCTGGGGGAGCGCCCCCGCGTGCTGGTCACGACCACGCCGCGCGCAACGCCGCTGATGCGCAAGGTCATGGCGCTGCCCGATTGCGTCGAGACGATCGGGCGGACCAGCGACAATGCGCATCTGCCCGACAGCTTCCAGGACGCGATGCTGGCGCAATATGGCGACACGCGGCTGGGGCGACAGGAACTGGACGGCGAGATGGTCGACGACCGCGAGGGGGCGTTGTGGACCCGCGCGCTGCTCGACCGGCAGCGGGCGAAGACGATGCCCGCGCTTGACCGGGTGGTGGTCGGCGTCGATCCACCCGCGACCAGCAGCGGCGATGCCTGCGGGATCGTCGCGGTCGGGCTGGGCCGCGACGGGCATGGCTATGTGCTGGAGGACGCCAGCGAGGCGGGGCTGTCGCCCGAAGGCTGGGCGGCGCGGGTGGCGGGCTGCGCCCGGCGCAACCGCGCGGACCGGGTGGTGGCCGAGCGCAACCAGGGCGGCGACATGGTGGAGAGCGTGCTGCGGCTCGCCGATCCGACCTTGCCGGTGCATCTGGTCTATGCCTCGATCGGGAAGGCCGCGCGGGCGGAGCCGGTGTCCTTTCTCTATGCTCAGGGGCGGGTGTGGCATTCGCGCGGTTTCCCCGCGCTGGAGGACGAGTTGTGCGGGCTGGGCGTGGCGGGGGCCTATGACGGGCCGGGCCGCTCGCCGGATCGCGCCGATGCGCTGGTCTGGGCGCTGACCGAGCTGATGCTGTCGGGGCGGGGTGCGCCGGGGATACGGAATTTATAGCTCTTGATCCTCCCCGGTACGGGGAGGGGGACCAGCGAAGCTGGTGGAGGGGGATCGCCACTCGGGGGCGTCCCGTGGGGAAGTCCCCCTCCGTCAGCGCTGCGCGCTGCCACCTCCCCGTGCCGGGGAGGAGCCAAAGGAGATTCGACGATGAGGATGTTCGGTCGCAAGACCGGGCGGGGGGCCGCGCGTCCTTTGCTCGGGCTGGGCTTGGCCCGGTCGGGGGTGCCGCTGACGGGGGCGGCGCCATCCTATGAAACGCAGGTACGCGAGGGCTATCTGCGCAATCCGGTGGCGCAGCGCGCGGTGCGGATGGTCGCGGTCGGGCTGGCCGATGCGCCGCTGACCGCCTCGCACCCCGAGCTGGTCGCGCTGGTCGCGGCGCGCAGCGAGGGGCAGGCGCTGCTGGAGACGGTCGCGACCCATATGCTGCTGCACGGCAATGCCTATGTGCAGGTGCTGCGCGATGCCGTTGGCCAGGTCGCCGAGCTGTTCGCGCTGCGTCCCGAGCGGGTGACGATGGAACTGGACGCGAGCGGCTGGCCTGCCGCCTATCTTTACCGTGCGGGCGGACGGGTGACGACGCTGCCGGTCGATCTGGTCCGTCCGTCCGTGGTGCATCTGAAAAGCTGCCACCCGCTCGACGATCATTATGGGTTGGGCTGCCTGGGCGCGGCGGCGGGGGCGATCGCGATTCACAATGCGGCGGCGGCGTGGAATCGCGCGTTGCTCGACAATGCGGCGCGGCCTTCGGGGGCGCTGGTCTATGATCCGGGCGATGGCTCGACCCTGACCCCCGACCAGTTCGAGCGGCTGCGCGCCGAGATGGAGGGCTTTGCGGGCAGCGGCAATGCGGGGCGTCCGCTGCTGCTCGAAGGCGGACTGAAGTGGCAGGCGATGAGCCTGACCCCGGCGGAGCTGGACTTCATCGCGGCCAAGTCCTCGGCGGCGCGCGAGATCGCGCTGGCCTTCGGGGTGCCGCCGATGCTGCTCGGGCTGCCCGGCGACAACACCTATGCCAATTACCGCGAGGCGAACCGTGCGCTGTGGCGCCAGGCGATCCTGCCGCTGGCGGGGGCGATCCTGAGCGGGCTGTCACAGGGGCTGGCGGGCTGGTTCGAGGGGGCGACCCTGTCGGTCGATGTGAATCGCGTCACCGCGCTGGCCGAGGAGCGCCAGATGCTGTGGCAAATGGCGGCGAGCGCGGACTTCCTCGATCCGGCGGAAAAGCGCGCCATGGTAGGTCTGTCATGAGCGGCCCCCAACTCGACATCAATGTTCTGGCGCGGCTGCTGGCGCAGGCGGCGGATAGCGGGGCGGACCTCGTGACCCTGCGTGCGGTGGCGGAGGAAGCGGGCGAACTTGGCGCGACGCGGGCATTGACCCGGCTGGGCCTCGCCGATGCCGATGCGGCCGAGGATGTCGCCGAGCTGCGCGAACTGCTGTCGGCGTGGCGGGAGGCCAAGTCGTCGGTGTGGAAAAGCGCGGTCGGTTGGCTGACCCGGCTGTTGGGCGCGCTGCTGCTGGCGGGGATCGCGATGCGGCTGGGGATGGAGGACTGGCTGAAATGAGCCTGACCTTCACCGGCTATGCCGCGATCTGGGACCGGATGGACCGGGCGGGCGACGTGATGCGGCGGGGCGCCTTTGCAGGCGCGGAGCCTGTGCCGCTGCTCTGGCAGCATCGGGGGGAGCCGATGGGGCGCATCGTCGCGCTGGCGGAGGACGATATCGGCCTGTCGGTCGACGGGGTGGTCGACGACCTGGCACTGGCGGCGCTGGTCCGCTCGGGGGCGGTGGCGGGGCTGTCGGTCGGATACCGGCCGCGCGTCGTCCATCAGGGCGCCGCCCGCGCGATCCTGTCGGCCGAGTTGCTCGAAATCAGCCTGGTGACGGTGCCGATGCAGCCGCTCGCCCGCGTGAATCACATTTTGACCAAGGGGGATTGATATGGACGTGATCGAACGACCCGTGCTGGATGGTGCGCGCAAGAGCGGCGGTGCCTTTGACGGCTATGTGCGCAGCGGCACCACCGTCGAGTTGAAGGCCTTTACCGGCACCACCGGCGACAGCGGCGGCTTTGCCGTGCCGCGCGAGATCGATGCGACGATCGCCGCAGTTCTGAAAAGCATCTCGCCGATCCGCGCCATCGCCAATGTCGTGAGCGTGGGGTCGGCGGGCTATCGCAAGCTGGTGACGACCGGCGGCACGCCTTCGGGCTGGGCGAGCGAGACGGCGGCGCGGCCCGAGACGGCGACGCCCAGCTTCGTCGAACTCGCGCCGCCGATGGGCGAGCTTTACGCCAACCCCTCGGCCAGCCAGGCGATGCTGGACGATGCGGCGTTCGATGTGGAGGGCTGGCTCGCGGGCGAGATCGCGACCGAATTCGCGCGGGCTGAGGGGCAGGCGTTCGTCACCGGATCGGGCGTCAACCGGCCCAAGGGCTTTCTGACCAACCCCAGCTCGACCGCCAAGGACGGCGCGCGCGCCTTCGGCACGTTGCAATATCTGGCGACCGGCGCATCGGCCTCGTTCGGGCCCGCCCCCGACGAACGGCTGATCGAGCTGGTTCAGAGCTTGCGCGCGCCATACCGTCAGGGGGCATGTTTCGTGATGAACGCCGCCACTTCGGCGCGCATCCGCAAGCTGAAGACGACCGATGGCCAGTTCCTCTGGGCACCGGGGCTGGCGGCGGGGCAGCCCGCGACGCTGCTCGGCTATCCGGTGGTCGAGGCGGAGGATATGCCCGACGTCGCAGCCGACGCCTGCGCCATCGCGTTCGGCAATTTCCAGGCGGGCTATCTCATCACCGAACGCGCCGAGACCGCGATCCTGCGCGATCCCTACAGCAACAAGCCGTTCGTCACCTTCTACGCCACGCGGCGGGTCGGCGGCTGCGTCAGCGACTCGGAGGCGATCAAGCTGATGAGATTCTCGGCCAACTAAGCCTCCGAAAAATCGGGGCAGCCGGCAGGGGGCTGCCCCGTAGTTCAGGGAGGATGCCGGACACGGCCGGGGGAGGGGCCGGGTCGGCATGGCCGGTGCCCAAGGGGGAGGCGGGCAGCGGCTGGACGAGTCTCTGCTCCCCAAGTGTGACGCCCATGTGTCGGACATGTCGCAACTTGTATCGGTGAAGGAGAATTCATGATGAGCGGGACGATGGAGCCCATGCCCGCCGCGACCGTCATGGCGGCGGCGGGGGCGGTGCGCGCCCTGTTGCGACTGGAGGAGGGGAATGAGGCCCCCCTGGTCGAGCGCGTCGCGGGCGTCGCGCTGGGGCTGGCCGAATCCTTTTGCGGACAGGTGCTGATCCAGCGCCTGGGCGAGGAACGACTGGCGGGGGCGGCGGACTGGCAGGCGCTGGGCGCGACTCCGATCGCGGCGATCCTGTCGGTCGGCGACGGCGTGGGCGAGATCGACCGCGACGGACGCGGCTGGGTCCGGTCGAGCGGGCCGGTGACGGTGCGGTATCGCGCCGGGCTCGCCGATGGCTGGGCCAATCTGCCCCCGGAGATCGTGCACGGCGTGGCGATCATGGGCGCGCATCTCTTCGACAATCGCGATGCTGCGGCCGTGCCGCCCGCCGCCGTCGCGGCGCTGTGGCGCCCCTGGCGGCGGATGCGGCTCGATAGCCCGAGGCGGCGGGCATGACCGCGCGCGAGGCGTTGCGGGCCGGGCTGATCGACGTCTTGCGCGCCGCCTTGCAGCCGCTGGCGGTCAGCCTGTTCGACGCCGCGCCGCTGCGGGCGAGCGTGCCGCAGGCGGTGCTGGGTGAGCCGAGCGATGGCGATTGGGGCGCGGCCGGGATCGAGGGGCGCGAACTGCGCGTCACCCTGACCCTCACCGACGAGGGCGAGCGTCCCCTGCGGCTGCGCGCTGCGATGCAGACGGTCGAGGCGATCGCATTGCCCGAGACGCTGGCGGGCGGATGGCGGGTCGCGGGGCTGAGCGTCATGGCGACGCGAACGGCGAAGAACGGCGTGCGCTGGACCGCGAGCGTCGAGTGGCGCGCCCGGTTGTGGCGGGTGGATCAATAAGGGGGAACGGACATGGCAATCGAAAAGGGAAGCGCCTTTCTGCTCAAGATCGGCGACGGGGCGGAGCCGCCCGCCTTTGCGACGATGGCGGGGCTGCGCACGACGCAGCTGTCGATCAATGGCGAGACGGTGGTGGTGACCAGCAAGGATTCGGGCGGCTGGCGCGAATTGCTGTCCGGCGCGGGCGTCCGGCATGTCAGTGTCGCGGGGGCGGGCGTGTTCACCGGATCGGCGGCGGAATCGCGGATGCGCGGCCATGCACTGGCGGGGACGATCGAGACCTATCGGCTGAGCTTCGAAAGCGGCGGTTCGATGACCGGACGGTTCCTGGTGTCGCGACTCGATTACAGCGGCGATTTCGGAGGTGAGCGGACCTACACGCTTGCGCTGGAAAGCTCCGGCCCGGTGGTGGCGGCATGAGCGGGGGCGCGAATCCCATGCGAGGCGAGGCTCCGTTGCGTATCGGCGGTGCGGAACTGGTCGTGCGACCGAGTTTCCAGGCGCTGGTCGCGGCGGAGGGCGAACTGGGCCCGCTGTTCGAACTGGTCGAGCGTGCAAGCGAGGGTAAACTTTCCCTGGGCGAGGCGGCGGCGCTGATCTGGCATTGCCTGCGCGAGGTGCCCGAGGGGCTGAATCGCGAGACGCTGGGCGAGGCGCTGGTCGATCTGGGGCTGGCGGCGCTGGCGCCCGTGCTGCGGCAATTGCTGCGCCAGATACTGGGGGGGCGGTGACGTTCGCCGAGGAGGTGGGGCGGCTGGCGGGGATGGCCGGGGCGGTGCTGGGCTGGTCGCCCGACCGCTTCTGGCGTGCCACCCCGGCCGAGCTTCACGGCGTCGCGGCGGCGATGACGGGCGCGGGGCGGGCAGGGGACTCGCCGCCTTCCCCCGCCACGCTCGCCCGCTTGCAGGAGATGTATCCGGATGGATGAGCAGGACATCGCACCGCGCATCGACATGCGCGGCTTCGCTGCCGACATGGCGGCGATGCGCGGCGAATTGTCGCGCGGGCTGGGCGATGCCGCCGAGTTGGGCGCGCGAAGCGTCGAGGGCGCGCTGCTTCGTGCGGCACGGACCGGCAAGTTCGGTTTCGAGGAATTGAAGGCGACGGCCCTGTCGGCGCTGGATGCGATCGCGCGGGCCGCCCTGCGGCAGGGCGTGGCGTCGATGGGCGGCGGCGCGGGTCTGCTCGATCTGCTGGGGGGGCTGGTCTCGGGGCTGCCGGGCCGGGCGACCGGCGGGCCGGTGTCGCCCGATCGTCCCTATCTGATCGGCGAGCGGGGGCCGGAGGTCTTCGTGCCGACCAGCAGCGGGCGGATCGAGACGCTGCGCGCCGGTGGCGCACCGCGCGACGTTCGGGTGGCGATCACGATCCATGCCGACGCAGGCGAGGCGAGCGGAGCGCTGCAACGCTCCGGCCGACAGGTTGCGCGGGCCGTACGGGCGGCGCTGGCCGAGGACTGAGGCTGCCTCCTCCCTCCATCGCCGGCGTCAGCCCGGCGGAGGGAGAAGCCCGATAGTGGCGCAGGCCGGATGTGGGAGACGGACGATGCAATGGTGTCTGAATGAGGAGCGGCGGGACCAGCGGAGCGATACGCTTTCCCGCTTCGATCCCCGATATTGGACGGTCGATTTCCCGCGCCCGATGATGGCCTCGGTGGTGGCGGGCGGGGCGGACTCGCTTCGTGTCGATACGGTCTTCTACCGCGCCGACGATCTGGCGGGGCTGATCTGGGAGTCGGCGGATCGGCACGACCACCCGCTGCTGCGCTATGATACGGTGCGCGACTATCGGGAATGCCGGTTGCGGTTCCGCTGGCGTTCGGGCGGGATCAAGCCGCTCGACGCGGTTCACGGGCCCACATTGACCATCGAGGGTCGCGACGCGCAGGGGCAGGCTCGCGCCTGGTATGTCCGGCTGTGGAATTACGCGGCCGGCACGGCGGACGATGCCGAGATCATCCTCGACTTTGCCGACCTCGATGGCGGATTTCGATTTCCCGAGGATCGCGATCCCGTCTGGGCTGGGGATGTCGACCGGATGTTCGTCTCGCTGGTCGCGCCGGGCTATGACGCGAGCGCAGGGTTGCTGGAGCAGCCGCAGCAGGGCTGGGTCGAACTGACCGACATGGCGTGCGATGGTCCCGATGCGGTGATCGGCATCGGCGCGGCGGTATTGCCCGAACATGGCTTTCGGATCGCGAGCGGCTATGACGACAGCTACCACCTGACCCCGCAGCGTTTGCTGCGCAACATGCTGCACCTCGGCTGCCGCGGCAGCATCGTCCATTATGTCGGGATGAGCCATTATTTCCGGCTCGAGCGCCATGGCGAGGGACTTTATGCCAGCCTTGTCGGCGGAGCGCTCAATGCGGCGTGCGCGGCTTGGCATCGTGGCTTTGCGGATGGGGCCCGGGTGCTGGGTTACGAGCTGATCTGGTCGCTGTCCTACGAATTGTTCGACGCGCATTGCTGGGGCGATTGGAAACAGCGCTCGGCGGACGGAGCGCCCGCCCTGACCGGCTGGTCGCCGCCCTCGACCCTGCTCAGCCCGGCGCATGGCGGCGCGATGGCCTATCTGCAGACGGTCGCGGGGGCGTTTCTGGCGATCGGCGAGACAGTGGGCTTGGCGCCGCGATTCCAAGTCGGCGAGCCCTGGTGGTGGGTCCGTCCCTCGGACGGCGCGCCTTGCCTTTATGACGCGGCGGCGGTGGCGGCATTCGCGCCGGTGGCGATGGCGAGCATCGGCGGTGCGGAGACGCAGGCGCAGCGTGACACGCTCGACCGGGCGGGGGCGTGTCTGGCGGCGTCGACCGCGGCGCTTTGTGCGGCGGCGAAGGCGGCGGCCCCTGGATGCGTCACGCATCTGCTCACCTATCTGCCGACCGTGCTCGATCCGCAGGCTCCCGAGGCCAAACGCGCCAACATGCCGGTCGGCTGGGCGAGCCCGGCCTTCGATGTGCTGCAACTGGAGGATTATGATTGGGTGACGGCGGGCGACACCGCCTCAACCCGCAAGGGCGTCGCGCTGGCCCAGGCGCGGCTCGGCTATCCGCCGGAGCGACAACATTATCTGTCGGGCTTCGTGCTGCGCGCCGAGCAGCGGGCGCAATGGGGATGGATCACCGACGCCGCGCATGTGGCGCGAGAGCGGGGTGTGGCCGCGACATATCTCTGGGCGATGCCGCAGGTGATGCGCGACGGCTTCGTCTGTTGGGAGGGGGAGGATGACATGCAGGCTTTCGACGATGTGCTTTTCCCCCTGGCGCTGGGGCGCGAGGCGGAGGTGACGCCTGGCTTTTCCACCGCGATCCTGACCAGCGCGGGCGGGCGCGAGGCACGCAATGCGAGCTGGGCGGAGGCGCGGACGACCTATGACGTCGGCCCCGGCATCCGATCGGTGGACGACATCGCGGCGCTGCTGGCGTTTTTCCGGGCGCGGATGGGCCCGGCACGCGGCTTTCGCCTGCGCGATCCCTTCGACAGCGTCGGGATGGACGAGAGCATCGGGACCGGCGACGGCACGACCCGCCGCTTCGCGCTGGTCCGTCATTATGGCGATCAGTCGCGCCGCATCACCCGGCCGGTCGCCGGCAGCGTCTCGGTGACGGTGGCGGGCAGGGCCGTGACGGGCTTCGTGATGGAACCGGGCGGCTGGCTGTTGTTCGATACCGCTCCCGCCGTCGGGGACGCGATCACCGCCGATTTCACCTTCGACGTGCCCGTCCGCTTCGCCGAGGATCGGCTGAGCGCGACGCTGGCCGGGTTCCGGGCAGGCGCGGCCCCTTCGGTCCCGCTGGTCGAGGTGCGCGAGGCATGAGCGGCGATACGCTGACCGGGCGCGTCCTGTGCTGGCGGATCGAGCGGCGCGACGGGGTGACGATCGGGCTGAGCGGCCATGACCGCGATCTGTGGATCGAGGGGCTTCGCTACCGCGCCGCGCCCGGCCTGACGCCGAGTGCGATCCTGCGCGGCGACGGGTTGGACCCGGATCTGATGGATGCTTCGGGCGCATTGACCAGTGTCGCGATCGACGAGCGCGATCTGATGGCGGGACGCTGGGACGGGGCGAGCGTGGCGGCGATCGCGGTCGATTGGACCGGCGAGGAGGCCGCCGTGCCGCTCGGGCAGGGCAGGATCGGGTCGGTGCAACTGGGTGAGGGCGGCTTCACCGCCGAACTTCGCGGGGTGGGTGCGCTGCTCGACCGGCCAGTGGCGGAGGAGACCTCGCCCGATTGCCGCGCGACGCTGGGCGATCGGCGGTGTCGGGTGGCGATGGCGGGGCGGCGGCGTTTCGCGCGGGTGACGGCGTGGGACGGCGCGGTGATGCTGACGCTGAATCACACCGAGCCAGTCGCCAACGCCTATGGCCAGGGGCGGCTGATCTGGTTCGGTGGGGAGAATGGCGGGCTGGAAAGTCCGATCGTCCGGTCGGATGGCGCCACGCTTCGGCTCTCCGCCCCGCCCGCCTTCGCGGTGGCGGGCCATCCGCTGATCGAACTGGTCGAGGGCTGCGACAAACGGCTGGAGACCTGCCTGTCGCGTTTCGACAATGTCGTGAACTTTCGCGGCGAGCCGTTCCTGCCGGGCATCGACCTTCTCACCCGCTATCCCGGTACATGAGCCGAGTGGAAGCGGCGGCGCGCGCGCTGGTCGGCACGCGGTTCCGGCTGCACGGGCGCGAGCCTGCACATGGCCTCGACTGTGTCGGCCTGGTCGCGGTGGCGACGGGGCGGGTGGCGCCCACCGGCTATGGCTGGCGGAGCGGGGATGAAGCTCGGGTGGCCGGGCTGCTCGATGCGCAATTCGCGCGCGGGGACGATGCGCCAGGCGCGGTGATGCTGCTGCGCGCGGGGCCGGGGCAGCTGCATCTGGCGATCCGGGTGAGCGATGGGATCGTCCATGCCGATGCGAGTCTGGCCCGTGTCGCCTGGCGGCCGGGCGTGCCGCCCTGGCCGGTCCTGGGATATTGGAAGGGGGAGGGATAATGGCGACCTTGGTCTTGGGCACGGTGGGCCGAGCGCTGCTGGGGCCCGTGGGTGGGGCGATCGGCGCGCTGATCGGCAACCGGGTGGATCATGCCGTGCTGGGATCGCCCCGGCGGCAGGGGCCGCGCCTGACCGAATTGTCGGTGCAGACTTCCAGCTATGGTACGCAGATGCCCGCGATCTTCGGCACGATGCGCGTGGCGGGACCCGTGATCTGGGCGACCGATCTGGTCGAGACACGCGGCGTTTCCGGCGGGGGCAAGGGCCGGTCTGGTACGGAAAGCTACAGCTATTCCGCCAATTTCGCGGTCGCTTTGTCGGGGCGCACGATCCGGCGCGTCGGACGCATCTGGGCCGATGGACGCCTGTTGCGCGGGGAAGCGGGCGATTTCAAGGTCGCGACCGGCTTTCGCCTCTACACGGGTACCGAGACCCAGCCGGTCGATCCGCTGATCGCCTCGATCGAAGGTGCCCGCAGCTCGGCCTTTCGCGGGATTGCCTATGCGGTGTTCGAGGGGCTGGCGCTGGCCGAGTTCGGCAACCGGATTCCCCAACTCACCTTCGAGGTGGAGGCGGATGCGGCGGCCATATCCTGCGGTATGATCGCGCAAGGTCTTTCGCCGCTGGTGCGTGCGGGCGATGCCGGGCCGATGGTGGCGGGATTTGCGGCCAGCGGCGGCAGCGTGCGCGCCGTGCTGGACATGCTCGCCGATATGAGCGGCGGACAGTGGGTGGCGGAGGGGGCGGGTGTAAGGCTCGCCGTCCCGGACGCCGCCGCGACCGCGACCGCGACCGTCATCCGCGACGAGGCGATGGGTGTGCAGGGGCCGGGGCGGCGCGGCCAACGCGACGTGGCGGCGGAGGCGGTGATCCCCGCCAGCGTGACCATCGCCTATTACGATCCGGCGCGCGATTATCAGATCGGGATGCAGCGCGCGCGCCGGTCCGGCGGAGTGCGGGACGAGCGGCTGGACCTTGCCGCCGCGCTCGACGCCGGCACCGCCAGAACGCTGGCGGAAGATCGACTGGCGCGCCGACAGGCCGAGCGGGTGCGACGTATCGTCATGTTAGGTCCGGAGGGCCTGGCCATCGCTCCCGGCGGGATCGTCGCCATCGCGGGCGAGGCGGGGCGATGGCGCGTGGTCGAGGCGGCGTGGGAAGCGATGGCGGTACGCCTGACCTGCGTGCCGGTCGGCCATGCCGGGCCGGTCCTGTCGGCGTCACCGGGGCGGATCGCGCATCCGGCGGACCTGAGCGTCGGGGCGACCCGGCTGCTCGCCTTCGAGACGCCGCCGCTGACCGATGACCTGTTGTCGGCTCCGCGTTTGACCATCGTCGCGGCGGGCGGGCCGGCATGGCGGGGGGCGAACCTCGCCTATAGCCTGGACGAAGGGGCCAGCTGGACCGCGATCGGCACCACCGCACTGCCCGGCGTGATCGGGAGCGTGACGGCGTTGACGTCGGGGAGCGGGGGCGGGACGCTGATCGACCGGCGCGGGGCCTTGGTGGTGACGGTGGCCGAAGACTTGGCCGATGCCGATGCGGCGGCGATCGAGGCGGGACGTAACCTGGCCTGGGTCGGCGGCGAACTGCTCCAGTTCGCGCGTGCCGAGCCCTTGGGCGACCGGCGCTGGCGGCTGAGCGAACTGCGCCGCGGGCTGCGCGGAACGGAGGATCGGATCGGGCAGGCCGTGCCCGGAACACCCTTCGCCCTGATCGCGTCGGAGGCGGTGCGGACCCTCGACCTGCCGATGACGGCGCTCGGTTCCCGCGTCCGCTTCCTGGCGCATGGCGTGGCCGATGGAAGCGAGGGGGTGCAGGCCGTGGCGGATGTTGCCGGTCGTTCGATCCTGCCCCCCGCGCCGGTCGGTTTGCGAAGCCGACGGGATGCGGAGGGCCGCGTCACCCTGGGCTGGACGCGACGCAGCCGGATCGGCTGGCGCTGGCTCGACCGGGTCGACGCGCCGCTGGGCGAGGAAGCCGAGCGTTACCGCGTCGTCGTCGGCGAGCAGGAGGCGATCGTCACCGCCCCCGGCTGGACTGGCACGGCCAGCGTGGGCGAGCGGGTGACGATACGGCAATTGGGGACCTGGGGCGCGTCGCCGCCGCTGGTCGGATTCGTGGGAGAGGGATGAGATGAGCGGAGAAACGCCGCGCTGGACGCTGCCGCTATTGGCGGCGGGCCAGGCGCAAAAGGAAATCACCCATAACGAGGCGCTGACCCTGCTCGACATGGTGGTGCAGCCCTGTGTCGAAAGCGTGGGCCTTAATGTTCCGCCCGATACGGTCGAGACGGGACAGGCCTGGGTCGTTGGCGACCAGCCGGTGGCGGCGTGGCAAAATCGCCCCGCCATGCTGGCGGGATGGACCGAGGGCGGCTGGCGATTCCTGTCGCCGCGTCCGGGTCTGTCGGTGTGGAACAGGGCCGAACAATGCCGGTCCGAATGGGACGGCACGGCATGGCGGACTGGACGTGTCCCGGCGCGCGAGGTGATAGTGGCTGGAAAAAAAGTTTTGGGCACGCAACAATCGTCCATCGCCATGCCGGCTGGAGGGCAAGTTGTTGATTTAGAAGCGCGTTCTGCCCTGCACGCGGTAATTTTCGCTTTGCGGAGTCATGGTTTGATCGCCTCTGGCTGA